AGAAGGATTTAGTGCTGTAGAACTTGATAATATTATTATGAAGGAGGGAAAATACGGGAAATATTATACAAAAGAAAGTATTCCAGAAACAAGACATGATGCTTATGCTGACCAAAAATTTCCAGTATGGAAACCAAAGTTGTCCAGTTATCAAGCATTACCGCCAAAACCTCACAATAAGTAATATCCTACATAAACCAAATGTTATAAATATATAAAAAAGGATATCTTCATGGCCATACCTACAACCAAATCAACATTCAAAGATTATTGTTTTCGCGCACTAGGTTCTGGTGTCATTGATATCAACGTATCAGACGATCAAGCAGATGATCGTATCGATGAAGCCCTACAATTCTTTGCACAGTATCACTATGACGGTATCGAAAAGATGTATCTTAAACATCTTATTACCGAAGAAGAAGTTACAAGAGCTCGGGCAAATACAACCTCAACCTCAACTGACACATCAGATAGTTCCATCACTGCATCATTTCTAGAGGGTAATAACTTTATTCCAATGCCGAGTGCTGTTGTGTCTGTGATACAGGTATGGCCATTCACAGATACAGGCGGTGGTAGTAACATGTTTGACATGCGTTACCAGTTACGTCTCAATGATTTATTTGACCTGTCTTCTACGTCTGTTGTTCAGTATCAGATGGCTATGGACAACTTAGACCTTCTAGAACATATTCTTGTGGGTGAAACACCAATTCGTTTCAACCAACACCAGAATCGTCTGTATATCGATGCAGATTGGGAGAACGACTTTACTGCTGGAACAGACTATATCATTGTCGAGTGTTATCGTAAACTAGACCCAGCAACTTATACAGATATTTTTGATGACATCTTCCTCAAGAGATATGCAACTGCACTAATCAAACAACAGTGGGGTGCGAACCTGTCTAAGTTTAGTGGCGTTGCAATGCTCGGTGGTGTTACCATGAATGGTGAAACAATATATTCACAGGCACAGGAAGAAATCAATAAGTTAGAAGAACAAATCGCACTCACGTTTGAGTTGCCAGTAAACTACATGGTAGGATAATTCATGGCAGTTAATAAACATTTTCATACTAGTAATATTGCAGCAATTGCAACTGAACAATCTTTGTATGCTGACCTAGTTGCAGAGGCAATTCAGATTCATGGCCATGATGTATATTATCTTGACCGCACACTTGTTGCAGAAGACAATGTGCTTGGCGAAGACTCACTATCTAAGTTTAACACTCAGTCTCTTATCGAAATGTATATGGAAGATTCTGGCGGTGGGTATGCTGGAGAACAAGAACTGATGTCTCAGTTTGGTTTGCAGAACCTTAGTGAAGCAACTTTCGTTGTAAGTAAGACACGATTTCAAGAGAAGACAAAACAAGTACAAATAGAAACGGGAACAGACTCAACATCGTCTGGTTCAATTCAATTGGAGTCTGGTACACTCTCAACATCTAAACTAGAGGGTGAGGTGTTTTACGTTATAAGTGAGACAGATGCAACAGATGCAGATCGTCCACTAGAGGGTGATGCAATTTATCATCCAATTTTAAAGAAACTTTTTGAAATTAACTTTGTAGATCACGATGATCCTTTTCATCAGTTGGATACTAATCCTGTTTATAAGATGCGTTGTCGCCTCTTTGATTATGGTTCTGAGGCACTTGACACGGGTATCGCTACCATTGATGAAATCGAAACTGCTCTGTCACTCGCAAGTTCGGATTATCAATTTACTCTTGAACAGGCTACGGGTGCTACAATCAATCAAGAGATTAGAATTGATCACGCAACCAGTGATGGTAGTGGATTGCTTCTGGATGAAACAGACAGTGACAATATTATCAGTGAGGATGAAACTGATCTTGGTGGCGAGAGTATTCTACTTGAAACTGGTGGTGATGAATATCTTGTACAGGAAGACTATATAGTAGGTGATATGAGCACAGATAAGACAGCTCAAAACGAGTTATTTGATACATTAGATGATACGATACTGGACTTCAGTGAATCGAATCCATTTGGTGATGTAGGGAGTGCAGATTAATGCTAGGACAACAATTTTACCACGAAACAATTCGCAATGTAGTTGTAGGTTTCGGAACAATTTTCAATAACATTCAGTTAGTTCGCAAAGATAACGCTGGAACAATTCAACAGACCATGAAGGTTCCTTTGGCGTATGGACCAAGGCAGAAGTTTCTTGTTCGTCTTTCTGATGATGCAGACTTGACAAAAGCTGCAGCGGTTACTCTGCCGCGTATTGGTTTCGAGATTACGGGTCTTACATATGATCCCGGCCGAAAATTAAATCGTGTTCAGAAATTTAAAAAAATTAAGGGCGATAAGTCAGATCAGTTAGATACACAATATATGCCTGTTCCTTATAACATAAATTTTCAGTTATATATTCTTGCAAAACAGTCCGATGATGCATTACAAGTTGTTGAACAAATCCTTCCTTATTTTCAACCAGACTATACAATTACTATGAATGATAATCCAGACATGGGTGTTAAAAAAGATATTCCTGTCGTTCTCAATAGTATTTCATATGAGGATGATTATCAGGGAGATTTTACAACCCGTCGAGCTATTATTTACACAATGGATTTTACTTGTAAGTTTTATCTCTATGGTCCTGTCACATCCAGTAAGGTTATTAAGACAGTACAGGTTGACGCATACACAGACATGCCAGATCAAGCACCTAAACGTCAACAAAGACTTTCTGTTACACCGGACCCAACGAGTGCTGATGCAGATGATGATTTTGGTTTCAATGAGGTATCTTCATTCTTTGAAGACGCAAAGAATTACAATCCAGTGACGGGTGAAGATGAGTGATAACATGTTTCATTATGCAGAGGTTCCTTTATCAGTAATTGATAATCTAATCAACCTAGAAGAAGATTTACAAATTTTAAATCGAACCAGAGAATACGCATTTAAACAAAATGAAAATTATTTAGGATATAGAAAAATATCCGATAGTGGGTTGCCAATAGATGAGATAAGTGGTTCGATGCAAGGTCATACTAATTTAGAATTTTTTACTGAAGATGAAAAGGCTAAATCGGCCAAATTTTTTAATGAAATTCTAAAACCAATTGTTGGGTATGAACCAAACACTCAAGGTAGGTATGGGTATTACAAAGAACCAATTCATATACATAATGATGGTGAAAATATGTTGGGTGATGATTGGAGTTCGCACAACAGAACGGGACAAAGACCTCGGCCTGCAAACACAACAATATTCTTTCCACTAAGATGTTACAAAGAAGATGGAAGTGCGGGAACAACTGAGACTGTATACTTTGATCAAAAAACTCCTTGGTCTGCAAAATCTGGAATTGAAATTGAAGAAGACGATGAAAAGTTCTATAGAAGACATGGCGCAAAAGGATGGCAATTAGATTGTGATTACAGTGATTTAGTTGGATATACTGATCAACCTTTTGATTCTGAGATTTGGGAAAAACATTTGCAACACCATCCAATTGAGATGTTACATGGGTTTAGTTTTGCAGAATCTGTTCCTTGGAATATTGGTCAAGTTGTAATGTTTGAGACTTCAAGAATTCATTGTAGTTCTTATATGGAAGATTGTTTTGGTAAAGACTGTTTTCTTGTAAAGGTCAACACAAATTTGTGGGATTAGTATGAAAATACTCATACCATTCTCGGGCGGCATAAACTCAACATATTCACTTTATCGTTGGTTGACTGAAACTGATGCTGATATTGTTGCGCGATACTCTTATGAGGAATTTGAAAGCACAGAGTATAACTTAGAACAGTCTAATAAACTTAAAGAAATTGTTCTTTTTCTAAAATCTGAAACTAGAGATTTTAATTTTCAACAGATAAACTGGTCAAATAATTATACAGAAGAGGTTATTTCCATAAGACAGGGTTTTAAGGTCGGAACTTATGATATTGGTACTATTCGCCCAAGATTCAAAACATATCCTATATGGATTCAAGAAACTAAAGTTGATGGAATATCAATTGGTATATCATTAGAAAATACTGCAACTTGTGGCTACAATGTATTAAGGAAATATCCTGAGAGTGTCGGAGTTGACATATACTTAGCTGGTGTAAAAGAATTAATCCCAGTGCCAATGGGTGATGATTTTAACTATGATGAAATTGCATCAACTATGATTGGAAGATTTGAACAATACGAGTTCCTTCCAAAAGAATTACAAGATTTGTGTATTAGATATAACCCCAAATCTCGCCGGGGCAGGGAAGTTGCATATTGGCAAACTTATAAAACATTTGTTAGTGAGGGTAAGACAGGAAGAGATTTTGATTTATATTGTGCTAAACATGGAAGTTATGGTCCTTGGAGACATGAAGCAGACCCAGAAACTTATCTATATAGGGGTCGAGGTAAGGATGGAAAATTGCCTTACTTAATTTATGAATAGGTGGAAATAACTAATGTGTACTTTCAAAATAACTAATGACTCAACTGAATTGTTGATAGACCAATATTTGAAAGCTGGTGGACCAACACAATCAAGAACTATAGAACTTGACGGTATATACATAACCCATCACTTATTAAATATTACTGGTGAAATCACACCAC